TGTCCTTATACCTTGGAAGTCCCTTGTTGTGTATGAAATTTTTTTATTACCCATAATTTTTAAATGTTAATGATTATAAAATCATTACTGCTAAACGCACTGTTATTTATTGTATAATCTATTTTAACTTTAGCGGTATGTTCTTTAGTTTCTAAACCCGGGACTTGATAAACATTATTATCAGTAGACGGAGTATCTTCAGAAGAAGGTTTAATACTTATCTCATTTAAAGTTATTCCGGGCATAAACTCATCAACCGCATCTTTTATTTCTGATTGTATATCTGAAAACGTTGGCCCATCCATAGGTTCAAAAATAAACTCATATAATCTCGTCCCAAAACTAGGTAAAAAATATCTACTACCTTTACGTGTTAGTATTAAATGTACTAAATCTGTCCTAATTTCTTCATCGTCAGTTTGAGTTAGTTCCAAAAACTTACCATCAACAGAATCCAAAAATGGAAAAGTAATTCCGTATGTTCTACCATTTGCCATATCGATAAATATATTGCCTTAGTTATTTATTATAAATACCAATAAATAAAAAATCGTGACACAACAATAAAGACGTGCCACGATTACTATATTTGGTTTATATATTATTGACAACTGTCACACTCCAATATATTTCTTGAAAAGGCTTGAGCCGAATTCTGTGAGAATTGATAATAAAGTGTCTTAACACCTTCTTCATGTGCATATAGATATAATTGATTAATATCTTTAGCCGGAATAGAAGGATGTATCATAATATTTAAACTTTGAGCTTGGTCAATATATTTTTGTCGTTGAGCAGCTTGTAGTATAATTTCCTTAGGTGTTATCTCTAAGAATGTTTTAAAAACATCTTTAGTTGGGAAATCTAAATGTTGGACTGACCCATCTTTCTTTAATATACCTTCCCAAACCTCAGGTGTATTAATACCATATTTTTCAAGTTCAGAAGTTAAGTAAGGATTCTTGTAAACTGTTTTAATCTTAGCCAAATCCTTCACAAAGTAATTGGATTTGATTGGTTCTATACCCATACTTACCTGACCTAAAATAAAAGAACTTGACTTAGTAGGTGCGATAGCCACTAAAGTTGTGTTAGCAAAACCGTCTCTAATTGATTTATATTTTTCATTATCTCTTTGATATAACTCTTGAGAAGCGTTGTCAGTTCTTTCTTTAAGAATTTTAAAGATATGGTTATTATAATATTTAGATTGAAGTGATTCAAATTCTAATAATTTAGACTGTAAAAAAGAATGGTACCCTAATACACCAACCCCAATCGCTCTATGGTCTTTAGCAAATCTCCAAGCTCTCTTCATTCCCGGCATATTATAGGACTTAAAAATAAACTCATCTAAAACCGCATTTAAGAATTGAGTATATACCTCGATAGCATCAGTATTTTCTATTTCATCCCAATGTAATAGATTAATAGAACCTATACAACAAACAAATGAATTGAAACTATCTGTAGGTAATTGAATTTCAGAACACAAGTTAGAAGCTGTAATTTCTAATCCCATATCTTTATATGGTGAGTTATTATTAGTATTGTCCTTAAACATCAAATACGGAAAACCAAACTCACTTCTTCTTTGAATAACTTTAGCCCAAATCTTACGTTTACTAGAATCTCCTTGTTTCATTTCAGACATCCACTCATCTGTAATAGTAACACCAAATTGTAAATTTTGTATCGGGTTCCCTTCAGTACCAATATCTAAGAATTCTGATATATCCTCATGCTCAATAGGTAACCAAACCGCACATGCCCCTCTACGAGCTTCAGATTGTTTACACACATCAATAGCGGTGTCATATAGTCTAGCATAATGAACCGGTCCATCAGCCTTACCACCTGTAGATATTACACTACCTCTTGACCTAATATTACCCAAATAAGCGGAAGTACCCCCACCATATTTTGACATCATACCAATTTCTCTACCAGCATTTAATATACTATCTAATGAGTCATCAACATTAGACCCATAACAACTAATAGGTAATCCTTTTTCTTTACCAAAGTTTATCCAAACAGGTGTAGATAAAGTATAAAACCCTCTAGACATATAGTCTTCAAATTTTTTACCCCAACCTTCAATTTTAAGACTTTCCTCAGCTTTATTAGCTATATCTTTTATTCTTTGTTCCGGTGTTTCGGAAATATATCCTCGAGATAAAAATTTTCTCGATTCCTCATTTAACCAATAATACTTTTCATAATTAGAGGTTGTAATTTCGTTAACTTCTGAATTTAAAGTGTCGTTAACTTTGATTTCTTCTATCTCTTCAATAGAGTATCCGTTATTCATGTTCATATTTTATATTTTTATTTTGTTTTGTTTTTTGTTTAAAATAAGTCGTCTTCAGTAATTGCTTTTTGTTTTTTAGAATAATCTATTTGTTTCTTGTAAAAGAAATCCCCTTCTTTTGTTGATGTTATTTCAACTTCGAACCATAATGTTTTTTCTAACTGATTAATATCAACGTCAAAAACATCACCCATTCCTATCTTATTTAAAGAATTATTAAATCTATTCATAATAAAATGTTTAATGGTTTCTTTTGGTAGAAAATCCAATTCACCACTTTCAAAAATCCAATCTAATATCTTACATTCCGCGTTAAAAGCCTTTTTACAAGCTGAATTAATTAAGTTTTCAAAATCTTCATCAAACCACTCAGGATTTTCACTCTTAATAATATTAATCAGTTCAACACCAAAATTACCGTGAATATCTTCTTCTTTTGAAGTCGCTTCAACAACATTTGAAATTCCTTTAAAAACATTTAACTCCTTATTAAAAGACATCATAATTAAAAATTGTGAAAATAGAGAAACGTGTTCTATAAATAACGAAAATAACAATACCGATTTAGTATACATTTTATTATCTCGACTTCTTGTTCCGTCTAAATACTTAGTCAAATATTTAATTCTATCTTTAATAGCCGGAATTTCTACAACATTTTTAAATTCATCTTCTAATCCAAGAATTCTTATTAATCTAGCATAAGCGTCTTTATGTCTAACTTCAGATTCGGCAAATGTCATACCGACATCCCCAATCTCCGTAATAGGCATTCTTTTATATAAGTCTGCCCAAAATGTTTTAACACTCACCTCAATTTGAGCGATAGACAACATAGTTCGTTTTATAACTTGTCTTTCGTTATCACCAATTACAACTTTAAAGTCGTTAATGTCGGTAGTGAAATTATACTCTGTGTCAATCCAATAAGAGTGTCTAATAGCATCCTTATACTTTAGTAGTGAAGGATAATCGTAAGGTAATATATTTACTCTTTTGTTAAAAATACTTTGTTTTTCCATATGTTTTTTTCTTTGTTATATAACTATTTTAAAATAATAATTAGTTTTGTTAAATTTTTGTTTAATGTATTGAACAATAAAATAAAATTATTGTGAATTTTTTTGTTTTAACTTTTTCTTCTCCAATAACTCTTTTACTCTTTGTCTGTTTTTTTCCTCTTTGTTATCTTCAAGACCTAAAAAAGTTACCGAACTTTCGGTGTCAATCTCTAACATACCATTATCGAACTTACAATTTTCGAAAACGATACCGTCATCACCAATTCTTGATTTAGTTATCGCTATAGTAGCTAATTTCATTTCTTTTTGTTGTAATGACTTTGCAACTGATATAATAACATGACCAACTTGAGCCTTTTTTATAGAACCACCCATTTGGTCAGTAGTTACAACATCTGAGGATATAGAACTTCTATTACCTTGAGTCGCTGTCCACCCAACAATATCTAATTCGTGACACATAGCTTCAAATGCCCTCATTACAGAACCTTCAGATTTCCACTCATCACCTAAATTTCTCTCAGGTACAACACAGTCAATGTAATCTAATAAAATCACATCAATATTGACACCCTCAGCAATCATTTTTCTAACTTGGTTCTTAATCTGACCCATAGTAACAGTGTCCGAAGGAAGTTTTTTTAGAATTAACTTATTTTCCATAGTGTCCCTTACTTCTTGAACTTTAACCATAACCTCTTCTTTTCTTTCAGATAAATCATCAGGATGTATTTTTGTCCAAAGAGTTATATGTTTCCTTTGAATTATTTTTGGATTGTCCTCGAAGAAAACTTGTAAAACGTTTTTACCTATGTTAAAAGCGTGATTTGCTATTTTAGTTAATAACGTAGATTTACCTACTCCGGTCGGAGCTAAAACAACACCAATTTCACCTTTAGCTAAACCCCCTTTTAAAAGTCTATCTATACCAGGTATACCCATAGGTACCGGATGTCTGTAATCCTCGTTTAAAACCTCATCTAAGTTGTAGAAAACGTCTGACATATTGTCTTCTCGTTCCCCAACTAATAAAGCTTCTCTAACTAACCTTTCTAACGTATCATAATTTTCAAACTCACCATCGTCAATTATCTTTTGAGCGGTATGCATAACCTTCTGTAATTCTTGTTGTTTACAAAATTTCATAGCTTTCTCTTGAACGAACTCAGCACCTTCAATACTAACATCTTTTATTTTAGTTAAAGTGTCAATTATGATTTTACTCGCCATTTCCTGCTGAATCTCTGACTTTGTTAATTGTTTTAAAGTCTCAAAGTTAGGTGTATGCTCGTATTTCAAATAATACTCTTTAATCATCTGTGTGATGATTTTAAAATATTTATTATCAAAATAATCCGTTTCGATTACATCTATAATAGACCTAGAAAAATCTTTATCAACTATGATTTGATTTAGTAATTGTTGTTGGAAAGTGGTCCCAAGATAATCGAATTTTTTTGTTATAGACATATAATTTTATTTGTAGTAAAAATAAATATTAGTTACTTAGATTAACGTTCAGATATTTGTAATTTAATTCTTCAGATGAAAATATGTCAGTAAGTTCGTAAAGTAGAGATTTTAGGTGAGGACGGACATCTACGGTATATCTTATTTTAGGTGGGTATAATTTTGCATCTAAAATTCTATGACACATTGTCACCCCATCTTTTTTAAGATAAATGTTTATATGTTCAGGACCCTCAGTATTTGAAGTTTCCAAAATATTTGGATTGTTCATTATTTGGTACATATTTTCACTCATGTAGTCCATCGATTTAACTTTTAAATCGTTACTTAAAACACTTGCGAAATCTTTTAAATACTCATATAATTCATAAGAATTTTTCGCTTTTTTGTTATAGTCTCTTACATTAAAAAAACGTTGTACAATGAAGTTGTCATTAACCGTCATTAGAAACTCTAACTTAGTTGAATCTTGGTTTTTACCATTAATTAAATCTTTATTTTTCATATTATTTTGTTTGTTGTTTTACAATTTTAAAATTACCACATACAGTAATCTCTCTTTTCTTTTTGTTTCTTTTAAATTTTACACATTGACCATCAATTTTATAATCGTTAGTGTTATACTGTTCACCGAACGAATCAGTCACCAAATATAAACCTTTTTCTTCAGATAACATAATTTTAGTACCAATTATTAATGTTAACACTACTACTATAATTATAACAATCTTCTTCATATTTTTCTTAAACCATTTTTTTATTTTTTGATTTACACCACCAATTACATTACTTACAAGGCCACTCATATCAACACCACTTGATTTACCACCCATCATTTGTTTTTGCATGTCTTTAAGAATTTTAGGGTTCATATTACCCAACATCTTCATTTGTTTTTCAATATCCATATTGTTATTTATTTTTTTTATAATTTCTTTTTTCTTTTCGAGTTAACTTTAAAAATGGAGTTAAAAAATAAACCCACTTATCATCACCTTTCGGTAGATATTTAAATATCCCATCATCCATCATCATTTTTATTAGGTTACGATGTCCTCGACCTTCAGGGTCTAAAGTTTCAGAGTAATAGACTTCAACTAACTCTTTTCCTTCATCAGTTATCAATGGTTTGGATAAGTCCACTATTTTTTCATTAATAACAAAAAATTCATCGCCGTAAATTCCCGATTTTGTTTTTCCGGTTAATAGGTTTTTTATTGCCGCCCCACCTTCATTGTTTTCAAATAACTTTTCCGCCTTTGTTAAAATATCGGAAACTGAAACCGTATTATCAAGTATCTCGGGAAAAAACTTAACTAAAGTTTTCTCTCCAAAATAATAGATGCCGTCGATATTATCTGACTTATCACCCGATAAAATTTTAAGGGTTTTAATATTAGAATGTGGAAATTCAAAATCTTTACCCTTAACTTTATCTCCATTATGGTAGAATTGTTTTGTATTTGGGGAATATAAAGATACTGTCTCACTGATTAGTTGTGTAAGGTCTTTATCTCCTGAAAAAATTGTTTTGTGTTCGTTTTCTGATATCTGACAGTAGTAAGCAATTAAATCATCGGCCTCGTTATTATCAATATCAATTTGCCTAATAAACATCTCCTCCAAATAAAGTTTAACCCTTCCTTTTTGTTCAGAGAATGATTGTTCTTTGTATTCGTTGGAGTCAGAAT